GAGTTTAAGTTTTGGTTTCGCATACTGAACTCCTTCAACATTCCAAGCGTTGAGGATATACATTTTTTTACCACGCCATATTCCTTTATTTGCTATTGTTTCTCTTTTCATTTTCATCTTTTGTTGATACGCATTCATGTATTCAGCAAGTTCTTCATAACATTTATCAATATATGGCTGGACTTTCTCTTCACAAAATGTATCTAACGCTTTTACAATTGTTAAATCATCATCAGCCCCAAGATGTTTAACAAGTTGATCCATCTCAACATAAATGGAATCTGTATCAGATGCTATCACATAATCAGCATCTGTTTTTAACAGCTTGTTCATGTATTCATTGATCTTACGTTCAATCCAACGAATAGATAATTGACCGGACATCGTAATTGCTTCAGCATGATCATAATTAAACCAGCGGAAATATTGATTGGCCAAAGCACCATAAGCTGAGTTTAGCTGAATTTTTTTAGCCATCTGCATATTATGGTATCGAGCAATTAATTTCTCATCATCAGCATTCTTATTATCTTCATATCGTTGTTTTGCTTCAAGCATTAATTTCTTAAACTTGACGCGATCATCATACATCTTCTCCATCAAAGCAGGAAGAAAACCTTGCTTATCTCTGAGATACAAACAACCATTAGCAGCAACTGCGAAACGACTTTCTGATTGTTTCGTATTACCTGACAACAATTCGTCCACTGTCGGGTAATTTTGCATTTTACCAACAAAAGTTTCTTGACTAATATTATATTGCATAATCAAATGCGGATACAGGCTGTTTAGATCGAACGAAACAACCCAATTACTCAAACCAATCTTAGGATCCTTAACGAATCCACCAACTAAAGACTTATTCATCTGTTGTTTTTTGATTGATGGAATAACAATATTCTGTTCTAGTAAATAATTATGGATAATAACATCCCATGGTCGAACAGTTGTCATTGTATCAGAGTAATTAACTTTAGCATCATAGGCCATCGCCATTACTTGTTCAATAAACTTCATCTTATCATCTAGACGATCCACGAGAACAGTATCGTGAATATTATACTCGATGAACTTTTGATAATTGTTTTTATACAATTCTAATAGATTACCATATTCAGAATAATCTATTTTCTTCTCGCCAAGTTCTAGCTGAGCAATAAAATCAAGTTTGTACGATTCTTGATTACCAAATGTAAATTTACGATAGAGTTGATAATAATCTAAGACCGAAATACCCGCCGGATCATAACTTTGATTTTCTTTACCTCGAAACTCGACAATTTTTTCTCCGAGGATTCGCCACGGAGATAGTTTTTTAGCTTCCACATCATTAAACAACAATTTAATGCGATTAATAAGATACGGTATATCAAAGAATTCTATGTTCCATCCGGTTACTACATCCAAATCTAGAACTTGCCAACAAGAAAGGAACTGTTGAATAAGTTCGTACTCATCCTTACATTTTATATAATGTGTGTTTTCATCTTTTGTTTCGAAATCACCGCAACCGAAAACATAATTTCTGTTTCTACATCTTACAGTAATCGCAGTTAAAGGCTTATCCGCTTTCTGAATGTCAGGAAATCCTTCATCAGCAGCACACTCAATATCTATTGTTCCAATTTTAATTTGTTTGGGATCGTAATCAATATCGCCTTTATATGTATCAAAAATATACAAATAAGGCCAGGAAGAAAGACCGTAGATTTCCATTCCAGAGACATCACTATATCTATTAACAAAATCTCTTGCTTCAGATATAGAATCAAACTCTAGTTTTTCTACAGACTTTCCTTCTAGTGTTTTATATTTACCATCTTGTTTAGGAACAAACACATAAGGTTTATAATTAACTTTGTCAGTAAATCTTAACCCTTTATCATATCCTCTAATGAATACAGTATTTCCTCGTGAAAACACGCTTGTGTAAAATGACATAAATCCTCCAAAAAACGTGTCCGGTCGAAAGACTCACAAACACCAATCATTAAGTATACTACATTTAACAGATTTGTCAATCTCTAACTGGTCTTTTATTGTTAAAAACCAAATCTTTAATTTCGTCACCAGTTAATGTTTCATATTCAATAAGAGCATTAGCTAATGTATCAAGATCTTTACGATATCTTTTCAGAATACGATAAGCAGTATCATAACCTTCTTGAACATATCTCTTAACTTCATCATCAATAATTTTCTTTGTATCTTCTGCAATTAATCCACCAGGAAAATAATGATTGTTATCAGAATAAGAAACATTACCAAGTTTCCTAGAAAATCCCATCTGAGTAACCATCGACTTAGCAAGATTAGTTGCTTGTTGAATATCTCCCATAGCGCCAGAACTTACTTTATCTTGACCGAAAACAAGTTCCTCGGCAACTCTTCCACCCATTGCCATAGCAAGCATAGCAATCATTTGCTCATAAGTCTGAGATACTTGATCTCTTTCTGGTAATGATTGAACCATACCTAAAGCACGGCCACGTGGAATAATTGTTGCTTTATGAATTGGAGTAGAACCTTTCATATTAAGAGATACAAGAGCATGTCCGCCTTCATGATAAGCAGTCATTTTCTTTTCTTCTTCTGACATAACAAGAGTTCTACGTTCTGCTCCCATTAGAATCTTATCTCGGGAATCTTCAAACTCTTGTTTTGTAACAATACGCTTTGATCTACGAGCAGCAAGCAACGCTGCTTCATTAATAAGATTTGCTAGATCAGCACCAGAAAATCCTGGTGTTCCACGAGCAACAACTTTAAGATCAACATCTGGTCCGAGTGGAACCTTGCGAGAATGAACCTTTAGTATTTTTTCTCGCCCAGTAATATCTGGATTACTAACAGTGATTTGTCTATCAAAACGGCCAGGACGAAGCAGAGCAGGATCGAGAACATCCACACGGTTTGTCGCAGCAATAATAATAATTCCTTCATTGTCATTAAAACCATCCATTTCAACTAACAATTGATTGAGCGTCTGTTCGCGTTCATCGTTTCCGCCGCCCATTCCTACGCCACGATTACGTCCAACAGCATCAATTTCGTCAATGAATATAATGCATGGTGCATTTTTCTGTGCTTGTTCGAACATATCTCGAACACGAGATGCGCCAACGCCAACAAACATTTCAACGAAATCTGAACCAGAAATTGAAAAGAATGGAACACCTGCTTCGCCAGCTACTGCTTTAGCGAGCAATGTTTTACCAGTTCCGGGAGGTCCAACTAATAAAACACCTTTAGGAATTTTACCTCCGAGTCTATGAAACTTCTCTGGTGCTTCTAGAAACTCTACCACTTCTTGAAGATCCTCTTTGGCTTCATCAACTCCGGCAACATCTTCGAATGTTACTTTAACATCTTCTTCAGTCATAAGTTTGGCTTTTGATTTACCCATACTCATTGCGCCGCCAACTCCTCCTCGACCACCTCTTCTGGTTAACCACATATAGATTACAAAAAAGAAAACAATCGGAAGCAGATTAATAAAAACATTTGTCCAGAAACCAGATTCTCCGCTTGGTTTTCCTGCAACGGAAATTTTATTTTCATCTAGTTTCTGCATGAGAGGAGATAAAACTGGAGCGTAAGATGTAAACTCTCTATTATTATCTTTGAAATGACCTGTAACTTCATTTCCTATAATAACTACGTCATGAACTTTTTTTTCTTCGATCTGAGATACTAATTCACTATAACTAATTTCTCTAATCGGGGATTTGTGATCTGATTGCTGCCACATTGTATATAAAGCTGCGCCAGTCAAAAAGAAAACTAACCACGGAACGGTTTTTTTCATATCCATTATACTACCTTTCTAATAATATATTATTATATATTATTCCCCAGTTTTAGTCAATATATCCATCTGTTTTATTAAATATGTGAAATACGTCAGCGTTCGATAAGATGAGTGGTTGTCGTTATCCTATTATCGCTGCTTGGAAGTGCATACCATCTGGACGTGACCAAGGTCCACCCCATACCCATCCTTCTGCTCTAAACATTTTAACAACAGGATGATCTTCTGTAAACGAACCTTTTTTCCAACCTGGCTTTTTGCCTAGTGGATTTAAGTCTGCATTAAGATCGATAGCAAGTCCGTAGGCATGCATAGATAGACTTGATCCTCCACGCATTGTTCTAACATTCCAAGCACCACCAAAGTCAGTTACACCTGCTCGTTCCATAGCAGCATAATCATTTCCGTAGAAGTCTTGTATTTTTTCTAGAATAGAAAGAGCAGACTCTGCACAGATTTTATTCATAGCGATACGAGTTATTTCTATATCTCCCATCCAAAGTTTATATGGAGTTTTAACTCTAATGATATGAGTTCTCTCAAATTTCGGCGTAGATGGATTACCAAATAATTTTAGACATTCTGATTGTTTTGGCCATTTATTTGACATAATAATCTCCTAAACTATATACGAAATAAATTGATCTGTTGCTTTTTCCCAAGAAAATTTCATTGCTCTTTCAATAGCGTTCTCTTTAGGTATTTCTGAAGCATAAAGTATATTATTTTCTAAATCGTCGCCAAGAATACCGGATTTATTATTTTCGATAATATATCTATTTACCTCATTGTCAAAAGCCGCTACAGGTAAACCACAGGCCATTGCTTCTAATACAACGAGGCCAAATGTATCTGTAAGAGATGGCCAAGCAAACACATCTTGAGTTTGTAAAATTTTAGCAATCTCTTCGGCATTCTTTTTTCCACAGAAAAACACTCTTGGATATTTTAATTTGTATTCCTCTAACTGAGGCCCATCACCGATAACATATTGTATTATTTTAGGATTTTCGATTTTTAAAAACTGTTCTAAATTTTTCTCTGCGGAAACTCTACCAACATATATTGCTTTTAATAATTTACTAGGAGATGTATATTTCAAATCGGGTTTAAACACATCAGTATCTACACCACGAGACCAAACTTCTACATTTTTTATACCAAGTTCATGACAGTAATCAACCATGGCGGGGGTTGTAGCCATAACAGTACTGCTGTTTCTATGAAACCAACGAAAATACTTATTGCTAACTCTTGGTGGTATACCAGTATGGATCTGAACATACTCCGGATACTTAGTGTGAAAGGATGTAGTGTAACGTTTCTTATATTTTTTACAAGCATATCTTGCTGCAAGTCCTATTGATCCTTCTGTTGCGATGTGAATGTGTTGTGCATTATATACTTCTTCATCAGCAATACCCATAGGAAACAAAGGCATGAATATACCAGTGGATGGTTGAAGAGGAACTGTTACCTTATATAAATCAGGATGAACAATCTTAACTTTCCAATCACGTTTTTCTAATTCTTTTTTAGTAGCTTTTAAAGTTGATACTACACCATTAATCTGTGGCTCCCAAGCATCAGTAAAAATTGTTAACTGCATATTATTTCCTTATAATCTCAAACTTTCCATTTTGGTGTTCTACAATAGCAGTGCAGGATTCTACCCAGTCTCCGCAATTCATATATTCAATATCGTTAATAATAGATATATTAACACAATGAATATGACCGCATATGACCCCATCGACGCATCTCCTTTTAGCTGCATCAGAAACTACTTTCTCGTAATCTCCGATAAAATTGACTGCCTCTTTTACATTAGATTTAGCCCATGCGGATAAAGAGAATCCGTTTATGTTTAATGCATTATAAAACCATTGTAAATATCTATTCAGTTCAATCATTCTATCATACAACCATCCGCCTATCATAGATAACCATTTAGCATTCATCGTTACTAAATCAAATTGGTCTCCATGAATAACAAGATATGTTTTACCATTTTGACCATAATGTATGTATTCGTTTACTAATTTTATATTTCCCATTTCAATACCAGCATACTCACGAAGAAATTCATCGTGATTACCAGTTACAAAAATGACTTCTACTGATTTTTTTGATTGTTTGAGAAAAAATTGAACAACGTTATTGTGCGCTTGAGGCCAATATATATTTTTTCTCATCATCCATCCGTCAATAATATCTCCAACAAGATAATATCTATCTGCCTCAGTATCTTTAAGGAATTCTAATAATTTTTCTGCGTTGGAATGTTTTGTTCCAAGATGGACATCAGATATAAAAATTGTTTTATATTTTTTACGGTCTTTGGATTTCATAATTACTCCAAATAAAAAGGGAGAGCCGAAACCCTCCCATTATTTAGAGTATTACTTAATATCCACTTTACGAGGTTTTTTACCCTCGGGAACAACATTCTCAAGGAAAATCTTGAGCATACCATTAATATATTCAGCATTCTTCACTTCAACAGTATCAGCTAATGTGAACTTACGAGTAAACACACGATCAGCAATACCTTTCCAAAGATATTCTACAGGATTAGATGTATCAACAAGTTCATTACTTGTTCCGCCTTTGACAACTAGAGTGTTATTAGCCAGTTCAATATCAAGATTTTGTTTACCAAATCCAGCTACAGCGAGTTCAATCGTGTAACTGTTTTCATCATTCTTAACAATATTATATGGAGGCCAATTAACGCCAGCTGCTTTAGCATAGGCTTCTTGAGCATTAGTTAGATTCTTAAGAACCTTATCTGCTCCGACAAACCATTTGTCGATATTACCTGTATTGAATGAAAATACGTCATTAGTCATATGTTTCTCCTTTTCAGCGAGAGTTAAGTTCTGTATCCCAATTGGCGATACTTACATTATATAATATACATTTTACAAAAGTAAAGGGGGAGTTGTGCGCTCCCGCCACTCTTACCTTTATTTATACTATATCCCCATTGAAAAGTCAAATACTATTTTCTCATATCACGATCAGTTGCATTTAGCCAATATTGATGCCCATCTTTTGGCCAGTTATATGGATTCTCTTTAACATTAGGTGGTTCGATATTGTCATAATCTTCATGACGAATTTTGTCTTTGTAGTAATGTCGGTATCGGCGATGATCCATTTTTCTTCCGGACTTGTCACTCGATGCACAAGTAATACCAAATCCTGGGTGTTTTCTATAAGATCTACTCATTAGCACCTCCTAATGTAGTTTTTTACCGAAAGTCTCCTTTGCGGCAACAAATAAATCCATTCTATCTCTGTCTAAGATATAGATTGGAGTCATATTTGCTGATTTATACTCGTCAGCAACTCTAAGGATTCTAATAAAACTATTATCTAAATCATCTGGAATGTCCGCAGCTGCAGATATTACAATGTTTTCTGGAACTTGAACTAAATTGTCAAGACTAGCATTAATTTTTTTCATGTTTTTTCTTTCTTTTTATTAAAACTTTCCAAAAATACATAAATCTTACAGCGTATACAATATGTTTGAACGTTCTTTTAATATTTATTTTTCTTTTACGTTTTTTCTGTTTTTCAGACATCATGTCATTTAAAAATTGTATTTTTTTCTGAACCATATTTTCTAATTCTGGTAGATGTCTATCATCAGGCATAATTTTATATAATCTTTTTATTTGTTTTAATCTCCTATGAGCTAGAATTATTTGCTCATGGAGTATATTGTCTAACTCTTCCATTTCTTTTTTAACTTATAAATTTGTAATCTTACAAAACCAATAATCATGTTAATATAATCTGAAATAAACACATCATGTTTATTAAGCATTAAACGTAATTGGTTATTCTCTTCTGTCAATGCAACAATAGTATATGCAGCCTTACGAGGAACAGAATGGCATTGAACATGATTATCTTTTTCAACCCAATCAGCCAACTTGTGTAAAGAATTAACCAATTCTGTTTCATCTTTTTCAATTATCATACGTTATTTTTCCTGTTTGATCTACGCTAAATCCAGCACGAACAGTTATGCCTTGTTTTTTTAATATTTTTTCATAATCTATTATGTGTTCCAATAAATTATCTTTATTTACTTTTTTATCTTTTACATACTCAGCGAATTGTTTATTAAATTCTGCCTGAGTTATTGTCATCATTTTTTGTTAATTATATCTAACATTCGTTTATCAGATATTCCTCTATTATGAGTATATGAATTTGACATCTTAATTTTATCTTGCGTAAAAGTAACTATAGCACCATTATCTAATGCTACAGTCCAATAATTATCATGGGACAAAGATTCAAAAATAATAGCATATCCAGATCCCAGTGGTGTTTCTACAGGAATTAATTCCTGTATTTGCATTATCATAATTTCGCTGCCATCATTGTATCACTACCACAACGAATACGCTGTAATAGAAAATGTGTTTTACGAACCTGACGATCCATGAAATACTTGGCCGTATTGTGTCTATCTTTATCATAAGTAGCAAGACAAATCTTGATATGAGCAAGACCTAACAATACAATACCAAAAATCTCCATGTAATCATAAGCAGCAGAACCAGCATTGTTTGGATTCTTCAAAGCATTACCAACTAACCATTCTGTTGCCATCTTTAGGTCATCAAGAGAAGCAGTCATAGGTTGAACAATAGGATTAATACCATTCTCATAAGCACTAGTTAAGAACGATGCACTATCTTTTAGGAATGTTGTTATACCCCGCCCCATGTTCTTAGGGAGTTTACGACCAACAAGATCCATTGCCTGTATGCCGTTGGCACCTTCGTAAATCTGAGATATGCGAACATCCCTAACAATCTGCTCCATACCGTGGTCTTTAATGTAACCATGACCACCAAATACCTGCTGTGCTTTAACAGCGTTTTCAAACCCATAATCGGTAAACATTCCTTTCAATACTGGTGTAATTAAACTCAATCTTTCTTGAGCAGTTTCTGATTTGTCATCGACGAGCAGGGCTGCTTCATATAAAACAAGTCTTGCTGCTTCATTGAAAGATCGTATATCGAGTAACATACGGCGGACATCAGGATGGTTAATAATAGCCACACTGGCGCCTTTTGGATCAGTGATTCTAGAACTTTGAATCCGTTCTCTAGCATATTCCAAAGCATTTTGATAAGCCAACTCCGATTGTCCGAGTGCCTGAATGGCACAGTTAATTCGTTCCTCATTCATCATGTGGAACATTACATTTAAACCTTTACCTCTTTCGCCAAGTAGATAACCAGTAGCACCATCATAGTTCATAACACATGCTGGCGAACCTTTGATACCCATCTTGTGTTCAATAGAACCAACTGATAGACTATTTTGTTTAACACCAATAATCTTAGGAACAATAAACAAACTAATACCTTTTGTTCCTTCTGGATCACCTTCAATTCTTGCTAATACAAGATGAATAATGTTTTCTGTTAGATCGTGTTCACCACATGAAATAAAAATCTTTGTTCCATACAATACATAATCATTGCCATGAGGTAGTGCTTTTGTTTTAAGTAAACCAAGATCAGTGCCGCAATGTGGCTCTGTTAAGTTCATGGTGCCTGTCCATTCACCAGAAGCCATCTTAGGAATATAAGTATCTTTTTGTTCTGGTGTACCTGCTGCTAGAATGGCAGTAATCGCACCCTTAGTAATACCAGGAAATAAACTGAATGCCATATTACCAGAACAAACAAATTCATTCACAGCAGAGAACAAAACATTAGGTAATGCTTGTCCGCCATATTCTTCTGGTACATCTAATGCACCCCAACCACCTTTAGTAAATTCATCATATGCTTTATGAAACATGCCAGGTACATGCACATCTCGAAACAATCCTAATTCGCAACCACGATCGCCGTCAGAGTTTGTTGGAAATATAACTTCTTCGCATAGCTTCGCAGCCTCAGTAAGAATAGGCTCCGTAAGTTCATTATCAAATTTTAAAACTTCTTTTAATAAAAATAAAGAACTATCTACTGGGGCTGCGTATTTCATGTAAATTCTCCTTTACATTCCAAACTGTTTCTTAACTATATTAACAACTTCTTCGAAAGCTGCATCTAACTCTTCTCTTGTATGACCTGGCAACATTTCAGTTAATACTGTTAGCGCCTCTTCCTTAGTTTCTTCTGTAATCTTGAACATCTTTTAGTCTCCTTCTTTTTTCTTGGCTTAAATTTCGGCCAAGGATAACATCGATTTCTGAAGTTAACATCATATATCTCATCAGGATATGTTGTGTAATATCTGATTCTATCTCTTCTGATGATTTTTCTTTTTTCGAATTGATTTCTAGTGCCTAATCCGATACGTTCTAAAAACATATCATAAATCAATCGACGAGCACTGAATTTGGTACAGATTATTCTTTTTCTCATCATACCCTCAAATAAATAGTTTGTCAACCCTGGAGGAATTAATGGCTACGTTTTGGTCTCTACTGTTTACTTTTCTATCTTCAACTGCATCAAAATACTTATTCACTATTATACTTATCCTTATGGTAGTATTTGGTTTTTATATGGCTCATCTTAAAAGAATTGAATTAGAAAAGCAAAAAGCATTGTATGAATATAATTTAAATCAATTAGTACAATCTGTAAAAGATCAACAGAAACATATTAAAGATCTAGAAGCAATTAATAAAGACAAAGAAGTTATTGTTAATGATTTGATTAAAAAGAAAGAAGAGTTAGAGTCTAAATTAAAAGTTGTTGAATCAGAGATTGACGTTGCTATCGGTAAAGGAGAAGATAAACCTTCATCTAGCATATTGAAAAACCTGTTTAAAAAATTAGGGAATGAACAATGAAAAAATATCTATTAATTAGTATAATGTTACTGGCTGGTTGTAATGATCAGCAGATTCTAACGACAACGAAATATATGGTAGTACACCCAGACGAAGCGATGTATATGTGTCCTGTATTAAAACAGTTTCCGGATTGGCAAAAACTAACGGATGCTCAGGTCGCCAAGACTGTATTACAGTTGTATAAGAATAATTTAACATGCAAAAGCTCCATAGAATCAATTAGATCATTTATAGATATGGAAGAAAAAAGGCTCCAGGAAACCCCAGAGCCTTAATTTTTACTTTGGTGGTAGTGTATGCAGAGCTGCATTAACAGTTGTAAGCTGCGTAATAAATCTCATTACTGCCATTACAACAGCTGCAGCAAGAGCAGCTGCAGGAACTAATAGATTTTCTGGCACTCCCCATCCTGTTAGAACAGACGTCCAATCAATACCAGCAACTTTATCTGATACCATTGGTACTACTGCCATTAGAAATGCCACAAAATATGTTTTATAACCTTCCATGATAATCTCCTTTCGAAAGAATTGCTCTCAATGAGCAATGCTATTTAGGAGAATTACTCCAATTCATGGTAGGTTTACCGACCATTAGATGTTTAAACATTTGAACGAATTCTACTGCATCATGCACAGAAAAAAACTTTTTTGACTTGTCAATGATATATCCACTGTCTTCTTTGACGGTGTATGATACCTGGATAGATTTCTTCTGAGACATTTTATCCTCCTGTTTGACCATCATACTATTTTATATGAAACACAAACATTGTCAAATCTTTTGTTACAAATCACTGATTTTTCCAGTGAATTGCATCCTGTATTTCTTGTTCTGTTAGATCGTGAGCGAACAGATGCGCATTGGCTTTAATTTGTTTTGGACCACAAACATGCGTAATTCTCTCTGGTAGATCGTTGAAATTTGCTTCCAGTATATTGACAATACTATCGAAACTTTCATCAGACAATTTAGGATCGTCAAGAACATAATATAGATAACAGGAGTAGAAAAACATATCTACCTGCCACTGTAATATATCTTTCCATGGCATTTGCTGATCCAAATCAGACATTCCACCATTCTCTGTTCGAACCCAATTAGACATCAGTATCTCCTAATTCATCGTCGACAATCGAATTATACTGGGTTGCGCAGAATTGTCAAGTATTATTATTTCCCGCGATAGTAAACACAGATTATAATCTTTTTAAACTGTTGGACTTGACAAAAACCGAGTTTCGAGGTATTATATGAATATGATGATGAGAGGAGAAAGTGATGTCTGCTGCTACTAGAGCTATTCTTGCTATTAATTCAATGGAAGAGTTGAAAGAAGCAATCTCAGCGATTAATGTTCGACAAC